TCTGCTTCCGACTGGCGATAACATCACTCTGAGCGGATACAGCTACGACGACGGCGACATCTACATTGACGGTCAGTACCTTAAATCACGGAGCGCACTTGCTAAGTGGTCAAGGTACTTATCGCCCACAGAGCAGGGCGACGGAGACGGGCACATTGTGAGGCCGTACAGCTATAGAACATCGAGCCAGAGCGAATTATGCAATCGGTCCGTCACGCAGCTTAAAAAGGTGAGTGTTCCGGAAGTCAGCTATGAGGTAAAAATCGAGGAAGTGCCCGAGAATATGCACATCGGCGACGAGTGCAGGATCGTGGACGCACGCAACGAACTGTATCTGAAAGCACGCCTTATTAAGACCATCCGAAGCGAAGCAGACGGAACATGTGAGGCGACATTTGACGCAGGAGAGTTATAAATGGACACAACCAAAATCATCAAAGGGGTGGTCGGTGGTGGGCGTTACACCGTCACCGCTCCCATCGTAAAAGAGGATTACGGATTATATCTGCAAATCGAAGGTGTGGAACTGCCGTCAACCTACGAAGTGGATTTTTCCAACAGTGAGCATAACGGCACATCTGTAACGATGATAGGAAACGCTGACGGAGTATTAATCCCTCACCAGTTTATCGACACTGGAAAAGACATTTTTGCGTTTCTGTATCATGTCGGGGCTAATTACGGAAGAACCGTTTATAAATTCCGCATTCCCAACAAAGTCAGACCTGACAGGACAGATGATACACCTACACCCGAAGAACAGAGTGTTATTGACCAAGCCATAAACGCACTCAATGAGGCAGTAGCACAGACGGCACAGGATGTGATTGATGCAGACGCAAGCGCACAGTCGGCAAGTGCTGACGCTGACAGAGCGGAACAGGCGAAAGAAGATGCTTCTACATTTGCTCAGAGGTCTGCTAATTCTGCACAGGCATCAGCGGATTATTCGGCATCTGCACAGACATCGGCAGGCACGGCGAGTGCGGCGGCAACGTCAGCGAGTGCGAGTGCGGCAAGTGCCTATGCTGATGCGGAACGTGCTGAACAGGCGGCAAACAATGCAGGATACCTCGATGTTGAAATCGTAGACGGGCGGCTCATCTATACAAGGACGGACGCTGTTGACGTGGATTTTACGCTCAATAACGGGCGGCTTATCATGGAGGCAATATGAGTACGGTTATAAAAGATTTAGGGGCGGTAAGCGCTTATGCGTATGCCGTCGAAAAAGGATATACGGGAACTGAGGCGGAATTTGCCGAACTGATGGCGGATTATGCGGAAGTTGGGCAGAGAGCGGAGGATGCGGCAGAGAGCGCATTAAACTCCAAGACAGCCGCCCAGACAGCGGCAACCACAGCGACCAACAAAGCAAGCGAAGCAACCACAGCGGCAACGACAGCCACAACAAAGGCGGGAGAGGCGCAGACAAGCGCACAGACCGCAAGCAGTAAGGCATCGGAAGCAAGTCAGAGCGCATCACAGGCAAGTGGATATGCACAGACTGCCGAGACTGCCAAAACGGACGCTCAGACCGCAAAAACACAGGCAGACACGGCAAGAGATGAAGCGGTCACGGCTAAGACAGCCGCAGAAACCGCACAGGGCAAGGCAGAGGACGCACAGGCGGCGGCTGAGAGCGTTGCAGAGTCGATCCCGTCCGATTACTCCCAGTTGTCTGAGGATGTATCGGACTTAAAGAGCGATTTTAATAAATTGGGTCTGTCTGTTGTTGATGGCAAACTATGTATCACGTATAAGGAGGTAAGCGCATGAGCGATATCACAAAACCTATTATGCTTGACGAGACTGGGCATTTAATTGTCAAGGGACTTGCACGACAGAATCTTTTGCTCAGCGAACTTGTAAACGCTGAATCTCACGCTACTCCCGTAGCTACGCTGAATGAAATCCACGAGGTAGTGAAAGCGGGCGAAGCACCGAACGTTTTTGCTTATGGCGATCAAATCATGCTTAATTACAATGACGGCACAAACGATTATGTGCTACCGTGGGATATTGTGGCGTTCGGAAACTTTGAACTTGAGGACGGCGAGACAAAGCCCGGCATGGTTATCCAGAGCCATTACGCCATGCAAGGCGTGCAGTTCGACGCGTCTGAAGCTATCTATGTAGCGGCATCCGCTATGCCGCCCGGAACGTATAATTTCACGATCGGCACGAACTGGGGGACACATTGTGTCGCGGGTAAAACATATCAGTTTACCACGACGGTGGAAATCCCTGCGGGAGGGCAGGTTGTGGTCGGGAGAGACAAACAGATCTATACATGGGGTGCTCCCGACAATGCACCGTCTACGTGGAGAGTCCACACATTCGCTTCAAGCAGTGCGACAACGCCGCTCGAGACAAATCTGGAGCTGACGGAAGGAACCGGCGGCACAAGCATCGGGACTGTTGCATCTAATATCAAATATGGCGAAACAGGAAACAACAACTTGCAGAGGGCGGCATATGGTTATAACCGTTGGAGCCAGTCAGCAAATAGGCAGTATTACAACAGCATTGCGGCGGCGGGCGTATGGTGGCTTCCGCAGAATCCTTTCGATCGTGCACCCGAACAGCTTGCGAGCGTTCGTGGGTTTATGGCAGGGTTCGACGAGGCATTTTTAAATATCATTAAGCCTGTCAAAATCGTAACGGCTCTTAACACAGTAACTGATGGTGACATCGGGACAACTGAGGAGACGTTCGACACATTCTTCCTTCCGTCACTGGAACAGGAATATATAGTGCCACAGCTCGCGGGAGTTGAGGGAGATTACTGGCCTTATTGGAAAGAGCGTTTAGGACTGTCTACACCACAGGTACAAGGATCTGCCGGAACTAACGCCCGCCATATTAGATACGCATACAACGCTAAGACGAGTGCTCAGAGTTGCCGTTTGCGTTCAGCGAGTCGAGGCACCGCCGGCAGTACATGGACCGTCTCCACGTCAGGCAGCGCCAACCGCGACGCCAGCACGCTCGCGTTTAGGGGCTGTCCGGCTTGCGTAATCATCTAATCTACAATCGAGGGGCGTTAGCTCCCGATACAAGGAGTAAAATGTCAGTTCCAGTAAATCAGAGATAGTGGTCAAAAGCATCTTGCATTGAGCATTTATGTTTGCGTGCATACCATCTTACAGTATCGTAATTAACATTTGCTGACTTACACGCAGACCTTAAATTTTGCTGTGTTCCGTTATGGGTGACAAATATGCAATTACGGCGATTTTTATTCTGCTCGAGCGAATCCGTCCATTGGCAATTATGCGGTGAATATCCCTCATCGTTGTTAACCCTGTCTATGGTGAGTCCGTCTCGATACCCATTAGCAAACGCCCACTCAAAAAATGCGTCTGGATTTTTATACCATTCAGCGCAAACAGTAATCCCGCGTCCGCCATAATCGGAATAACGAGAGTTGTTCTTGTTGTAGCACCTTGCCATCATGCCATTGAAAATGTTATAGATGCGCTCTTTTCGGTGCGGTTTGGTGAGGGTTACTTTCGGAACGCAATGACGGCATTTTGTGCTTGCTCCGCTTGTAAGGCTATAACCCGAAACATCGTATTCATTACCACACAAATTGCATTTACATCGCCATCTGACGGCTTTATTTGGGGTTGAGCCGTTGCGATATAACACCGTCCAATATCCGAATGTTTTACCTGTTAAATCATTTAATTTTGACATATAATCAACTCCTTTCTTTGTTGCTTTAATTATACCACACTTTAATATTAAAGTGTTATTGTTATTAGCGAGGTAATCAAATGTTACTCAAACGCAAAAAACTCGATCTCTCTATCCTTGCAGACATCGAAAACGGTGCGGCAGGAGCAGAGCAGAACGCCGTCAACATCGAAGACATTATGTCGGCACTTGTTGAGGTTGGTGAAATCGTAGCGGCGCAGGACGATGCGCTCGTGGAACTCGCAGAACTGATCGAAGAGTAAGGAGGGTCTAAATTATGGCTAAAATCTATTATAAACGCATCAAAGCAGGCATCATGACTATTGATGAGGTGCCCGAAAGATGGAGGGCGGCAGTGCAGGCAATGCTCGACGAGGATGAGGCATGAGGAAAGCTATTGTCCTTGATCCTGATGACATCAAGGCACTTATCGCCGAGAAATTCAACGTTGAGCCAAAAGATGTAATCAAATCACAATACAGTTACACAGTCATCCTCAAAGAGGATGCGAACGAAGACGCTGACAACTGATTTAAAGCATAGTTTAAATCAGTAACATATGCCCTCCGAGGTTCGCGGACTGGCGGTGAAAGACGGCATCTTCGGATGTGCGGCAAGTAGGGATGCGTCCCGAAAGCCTTAACTGCGAAAGGCAATGAAGTAACATATCAACCGAGGGCATCGTAAGGTGTCCTCTATATGAGGAATAAAGCCAATGGACACAGCTATTATCTGCGGACTTATCAGTGCCGCATCAGCAATCATCGTATCAGTAATCACAGCCGTCTATAACAACAAGCTGTTAGTCTATCGGCTTGAGCAGTTGGAAAAAAAGATGGATAAGCACAACAACGTCATCGAGAGGGTCACTGTCCTTGAGACCAAGGTTGCAGACCTTGAGAATGACGGAAAGTGAGGGAAGCATGAAAATGTCAAATGAAACATACGATATTCTCAAGGAAATCGCGCTCACGATCCTGCCTGCAGTGGCTGTCCTGTACGCCACATTGGGCAAGATATGGAATCTGCCGTATGTATCGGAACTGCCTGCAACGCTGATGGCTATTGATACATTCCTTGGAGTGTGTCTGCATATTTCAACATCTGAGTATCGCAAGGACGGTGATGTGAATGTTTAAAGCCTTTGTTCCGAAGATAACTCTTTCGGGCAGGGATACCCGCAAGGGTGGTGGAATCGGCATGAGGTGTAATGGTCAGACAATGCTCTATGACGGATTTAAGGGTGGAGAACCGACCAACAACCTCATGTCGTGGCTTGCCAGTGAGGGAGTGCAGGACATTGATGTAGCGGTTCTCTCCCATGTCCACTATGACCACTACAACGGACTTTTGCAGATTGAGAAGGATTCTCGATTCCACATCAAGCAGGTCTATATGTATGACCCGCTTACTCTTTCATACGGATGTGATGGGAGCGCAAATGGCAGAGCGGTCAAAGAGGACATGAATAATGCCTACAAGTTTATTCGAGCAATGCAGAGTTATGGCACAAAGGTCAACTGGATTGAAAAAGGCACTGTAATCCCTTTTGGTGATGTCACATGGAAGGTCTACCGTAATCAGCCGAAAGAGTTCACAGACCTTGATGACGGCAATGCTTATGCTTTTGTCAATGACGGGTCATTAGTCCTGTGGTCTCCCGAAACAGAACTCATGCTAGGCGGGGACGGTTGCCAATGGCTCAAGGATGCTATCAGCTATTTCGATGCGGAAATCAGCGGGATGGAGATTCAGCACCATGGCAACTGCTGTCCCCTCAGTGACGCACAGGCGGCGAAAAAAGCGGGGTGTGTGGTGGCATGGGAAACCAATGTTGAGCGTGACGGAGCAGGCACAACGGACTTTACCCAATACGGCTCAAGACGGGTAAAGCAAGTTGGTATTCCTGTATGGATGCAGGACGAAAACATATACATCACGGCAGAATACGGCAGGATTACATTCAGACAAGGGAGCAAGACAGTGAGCGCGAACATACCTTATCAGGGCATCGCAGAAGGCTGGGGCAAGGACTCCAGGGGATGGTTCTATATCAAGGACGGCAAGCGCATGACCGGCTGGCACAAGATCAAGTGGAGCAAGGGCGACGACTGGTTCCTGTTCTCGCCGGAAGGCGTCATGCTGACCGGATGGCAGAAGAGCAAATGGTCCGGAGGGAATGACTGGTTCAGGCTGGATCCGAACACGGGCGCCATGCTGACGGGCTGGATCTTCGTAGACGGGTCCTGGTACTATCTCGATCCGGAGACAGGCGCCATGAAGACAGGGTGGATGGACTGGAAGGGCAAGAAATGTTATCTCGAGCCGTCTGTAGGACGGAATCAGGGACACTGCTATGTCAACTGTACGGCCACGATCGACGGCAGCACTTACAAGTTCGATAAAGACGGATACGCGGAGGAGATCAGCGGCGGGAAGTCCTGCCTGCATGGGGTAGACATCGCGAGCTACCAGTCCACGATCAATCCGGCGAAGCTGAGTACGACGGACTTCGTGATCGTGAAGATCACGCAGGGGACGACTTATGTCAATCCCTACTCCATAAAGCAGTACATCGAGGCAAAAAGCGCGGGCAAGCTCCTCGGCGCTTACCACTATGCAGAAGGCGGAGACGCAAAAAAGGAAGCACAGTTTTTTGTGGATGAGCTGGGATCGCGCGTCGGTGAGTGTATTCTCGCCCTTGACTGGGAAGGCAACCAGAACAGCAGATTCGGGACCGGTCAGGACGTGACATGGTGCAGGGCCTTCCTCGACGAGGTCCACAGGCTGACAGGGATCAGGGCGCTGATCTACATGTCCAAATCTGTCTGCCGTAAGTATGACTGGTCTTCCGTCGCCCAGAACTATCCGCTGTGGTGTGCGCAGTACAAGACCAACTCGATCACAGACTACCAGCCGTCGCCCTGGACAGACGACAAGGACTTCGGAGCATGGGGCAGAGACACGATCCGGCAGTACTCCAGTCACGGAAGGATCGCCGGATACGACGCGAACATCGACATCGACCTGGCGTATCTCTCCGCTGATCAGTGGCGCGCTATGGCTTCCGGGAAACCCCAGGAGAACCCGATCGACGTTCTGCTGTCCATCGCGGAGGCAGAAGTCGGGACGCACGAGGGCGCGAACAATCAGACCAAATACGGTGACGAGATGCACGCACTGCAGCCGAGGAACATGGACAAGAACGCCGCCTGGTGCGACGCTTTCGTTGACTGGTGCATTCTCAAGACCTGCCAGCACTTCGGAAAAGGCGCGGACACTGCGCGTATGGTCCTCTGCGGAGACTTTGACGACTACACCTACGCTTCTGTAGGCCTCTACAAAAAGGCCGGCAGATGGTCACAGACGCCGCACAGGGGCGATCAGATCTTCTTCGGTGGATCCGGCCATACCGGAATAGTGACATTCGTCGGCAGCGGAGTGATCAAGACGATCGAGGGCAACAAGGGCGACGAGGTGAGGCTCTGCAGCTATTCCACGTCATCCCCGTCTATCATCGGGTACGGCCGTCCGCGATTCGACCTGATCACCGGAACAGTGACGGCTGCAGATGTGCCGCTGATCAAGAGGGGAAGCTCCGGAGAAGCTGTTAGGAAATTGCAGCAGCTCCTTAATGCAGCAGGAGCCTCCCTGGAAGAGGACGGCTCCTTCGGGCCTGCTACGGATGCGGCTGTCCGGGCGTACCAGAAGACCCACGGGCTGGAGGTCGACGGAGAGGTCGGCCCGATCACATGGGCGGCGCTGCTTAAATAGGGAGAAGAACGTCAACACGCGCGAACGTTTTTCACAGGGGCGGGGCTGATGCTCCGCTCTTTTTTTTATTGACATTGGAACGTAATTTGGAACGAATACCGATTCTGCAAGTAAATAAGCCTACTGAGTGCGGGTTCGACCCCCGCTGCCGGCAGTGGAATACCCCGTAAGACGCTGTATTTGGCGTTTTGCGGGGCTTTTTTATTTGGAATGAGGAAACTATTGGAATGGATTTTGGAACGCGGAAACGGCGTATATGTCGGTTGGCGTGACCTTATCTTCCAAAGCATGACGATAGATTGACTGCATAACCGATGGGGTAGACCATCCGCCACGTTGCATTATGTAAGCATCGGGAATGTTCAGATAGTGCAGATAGGACGCATGGAAGTGCCTGAGCGAGTGGAAGCAGTAG